GCGAAAATTCACAGCGAATTTGAAACTCAGTGATACTGCTTCGGCAAATTTGAAGTCCACTTTCAAGGGTTTGTTTGCGATCTTGGATATCGTTAAGCAAGCCTTTTCTGCTATATTTACAGCAATCAAACCGTTGTTCGGCGGACTTGGAACACTCGGAGATGGAATTCTTGGTTTCACTGGCGGTGTTGGTGATGCTATCGTGGCATTTGATGAGTTTATCAAAACCAGCGGAGCATTCCAGAAAGTCGGTGAGGGTATTGCTACGGTCATTCAGACAATTATGATCGCTTTATCGACGCTGAAGAATAAGATCAAAGAGAAATTCGAATCAGCCAATTTTGAAGTGTTTCATTCTCTGCTTGAGCGAATTCATGAGAGAATGGCGCAGGTCGGAGAAGCAGCCGGTGAGATGAAATCCGGCGTTATCGTCGCCTTTGAGGTCATTGGCGAAACTCTCGCTAATTGCCAGTTTGTTCAGCTTCTCTCTGCCGTATGGAATGCTGTTAAGACAATCGGAAGTGGTATCGTTAAAATCCTTGGCGAACTCGGCAGTTCCTTAGCAAAGAATCTTGGTGAAGCCAATTTCAGCGGAATCATCGATCTGCTGAATGGTATCTCGTTCGGTGCTATTGCTGTCGGCATCACGAAGTTTGTCGGTACATTCCGAAAAGCTATTGAAGATATCGGCAGTTTCAAGGAATCCTTTATCGGAATTCTTGACAGTGTTCGAGGATGCTTTGAAGCTTACCAGAATCAGTTGCAGGCAGGTACATTGCTGAAAATTGCATCAGCTATTGCCATTCTCACAGCATCTTTAATTGCACTCAGTCTTGTAGACAGCGAAAAGCTGAATGTGGCTCTTGGAGCAATTACTGTGTTGTTTGCCGATCTTCTCGCTTCTATGGCAGTGTTTAACAAGATCAGTGGTCAGGTAACTGGTGTGGTGAAGAGTGTAACGGCTATGCTCGGTATTGCTACGGCGGTGCTTATTTTGGCGAGTGCACTTAAAAAGATCGCAGATCTGGACGCAAAACAGCTTACCACCGGCCTCATTGGTGTTGCGGGTTTGACCACTATGATGGTTGCCGCGGCCAAAGCTATGAGTTCCAACAGTAAAGCTATTATCAAGGGTGCTACTCAAATGGTGATCTTTGCAGCCGCAATCAAGATTCTTGCTTCTGTTTGCGAGCAACTTGCTAAATTGGACTGGAACCAGCTTGCGAAAGGTCTTGTCGGCGTTGGTGTGTTGCTTGCCGAGGTTTCTCTGTTCCTGAGAACCGCAAAATTCAGCGGCAAATCCATTACTACGGCTACAGGCATCGTGATTCTTTCGGCAGCAATCAAGGTGCTGGCATCTGCCTGCAAAGATTTCGGCGAAATGAAATGGGAAGACATCGGTAAGGGGCTTGCCTCCATTGCCGTCCTTCTTGCCGAGATCACTGCATTCACAAAACTTACCGGAAATGCTCAAAATGTCA